TTTGCTAAGCATTCTTCTACTGCGTCCGCGGTCAGCGGCGTTGCACAGGTCGGAACAGATGCGGTCAAGGCCGCATCAAAAACCGGACTGCTGACGAAAGCCGTATCAGGAGTTAAAACTGCGCTTGGACTTATTCCGCTCCCGTTGAAAATTGCTGGTGTTGCTGCCGCGGGAGTCGGACTTGCCATGAAAGCGTGGCACGATTACTGTGTCAATGATAATCTGCAGAAGCATTTTGGAGATGTGCAGCTGTCTATGGAGGAAGTAGAGGATGTTGCAAAGCGGCTGACTACCACAAAATGGACAGCAAAGGTAGACACAGTAGTTGAAAATGATAACAAAATTACGGATTTGCAGAACGATATTAAAAGCAACCTTGAAACGATTGAAAAAACAAAGTGGAAGGTTTCTGTTGGGCTGAAACTTACAGCGGAGGAAACCAGCAATTTCAAGTCTTCTGTGGACAGTTATATTGCAAATGCCAAAAGTTTGATTGAGCAGCAGCACTATACTTCTAAATTGGCAATAGATGTTGTGTTCCCAGAAGGTTCTGCGGAAAACACGAACACGACGCAATTCACAGATGCCTATTACAGTGGACTTAATTCAGAGTTTGCTACGTTGGGAAAACAACTTGCTGATGCTACAAATAACGCACTCAAAGATAATATCATAACGGATGCCGAAATGGATGATATTATGAAAAAGCGCGATAACATGCAGAAAAAAATTGATGCCTACAATCAGACGCGAAGTGAAGTGAAACTTTCAAGCCTAAAGCAGGAGGCTCTTGGTAAAGGGCTTTCCGGGGATAGCTTCTCAAATTTGATTACAGAAATTAACAGTAATGAAAAGAACTACAAGGAAAGTGCTCAAAAAGAAGAAGCAAACGTTTTGGTTCCTTTTAGAGAGCAGTATAAAGCAGGAAAAATATCAAAAAGTGCATATGACCAAAAGGTGGCATCTGTGGAGCACAGTACAAATCAGCAGATAGCGCTTAATCGGGTAGATACGGCAGGGATGGCATATGATACAATTCGAGAGAATTTTTCCAATGAATATGCAGGAGTAGATAAAACATTTGCATCTGACTTTGAAAAGTATATTCAAGGCAGCAAAGAACCCGGAAGCAATAAGATGATGTGGACAAAATTGTTTGTGGGTATGAATCAACAGGTAAAGCAATCGGCAATACAAGGAGATTCTGCAGAGAACATTCAAAAATTCACTTCGCAGTTAAAACCACAGACGGACGATTTATTGGGGTATTCAAAGGACTGGATAAATAATGGACAGTCTGTGTCTGCATCATATGCGCAAAAGCTCGAAAAAGCAGTAAACACAGAAGTGGAAGGCGGAGATACCACACACATGATGGAGTATGCCGGTATGCAAATGGGAAAGTCCCCATCATATCTTAAAATGATTGAACAGGCTAAAAAGGATGGAGCCAATGTTCCCGAAGAATTCATGCGCGGTGCTGAAATTAGCTCTGGAAAAGTATTTCAAAATGGAGTGTTTACAAAAGCTGGAACAGCTGCATCGCTGCCGTCAGATGCTTTGGCAGAATTGTTCAAAAAGATGGGTATTGATGCAAAATCTCAATTTGCAACAAACTTTCAGGGAACATTACAGCCGGAAGTACAGGCGTCGATATCTTCTTTGCTTAACAGCATCACTGGCAAACAATCAGGTGCCGATTTTCAGAAAATTTTTTCAAATGCCAACATTTCTATTTCGTCAGGACTTGCAACGGCAATTAGCAAAGCAAAGCCAGAATTACAGGCAAAAACGGCAGGACTCATAGCAAGCACATTTTCAGGAGTACAACTGGATAATTCCGGCGTCACTTCATTGGCTAGTAACCTGGGAACATATTTAGACCAAGGAGTATCACAAAAAATTTCCGGTCTCTCTCCAGAGATTCAGAGGGGGCTTACAGAGGCTTGTGCATCCGCTGATCCAGCGAAAGCGATGCAGCAGTTGCAGGAAAAGTTCGGAGCAAGCAATCCCGTGCTAAAAGGTTTGGCTATTGATACTGATACCGCTGGGAGTGTGGCCATCGTTGACCTAAATGGGAATATCGCAAAGATGAACGGAATCACCGGCAGCACCGTGCTAAAAAGCATGAAGCTAGGTGAAATCATGAATGCAACAGCCGTGGCCGAAAAATCAGTGGCTGAGGCGCAATCCTATTTGAATAGTCACCCGCTTGTTGAAACCATGACTGTTCAGGGACACGTTGTGTATGACAACCCGAGCGCTGTTGGGGCTGCTGGACCAATCTATGACCCCAATGGAATGGGACTGACAGCGTGGGCAAAAAGTCATCCAAATGCCAAAAAGGTGCCTGGTGCAAAAGCAACCGGCGGCATAGTCGGAACAAAGTCATTAACATGGTTGGCCGAAGAAGGCTACCCTGAAATGGTTATTCCGTTTAACCCGGCTCGCCGTCAGAGGGCATTAGGTTTGTGGCAGCAGACAGGTGAAGCGCTGGGTGTCAAACCGCAGTATTATGCGGCAGGCGGCATTGTAGGAAGCCAGTTGCCACAGCGACGCGACCCGCAGGAAATCTTTGCAGCTCAACCTGCAGTTGCTGCAGCTGCACCAGTGGCAGCAGTTGCAAGTAGTGGCATGAACTTGGGCGGAGTCCAGATTATTGTGCAGGGTGGCGATGGTGACCTTGTCAAGGTGATAACAGCTCACAAACAGGAAATTGCGGAAGCAGTTGCAGAGGTTGTAAATGCTGCAATGGATTCCGCAAACGTACCAATGGCACAGGGGGCATGATAACATGGACATCTACCTTACTGAATTAAGAGGAAATCCAGAGAAGCCGGACGGCTTTGAACTGAGATTCCCAACGCTGCCGACGGATGTATCAATCTCCACAGCGGCAACCTTCCATTCTTACAACATCATAAATTTGGGGAATACGGTTCTTCCCGCCGGGACGGACTTAAACAGCATCAGCTGGGAGGGGACATTTTACGGCGAGAGCCGGAAGGATTGCCTTGGTACCGCAATGCGGGAATGGCAAGACCCGGAGGACATCTGTAAGCGGATACAGGGTTGGGAAGAATCGCACCAGAAGCTGCGGCTAAACATCACCGAAACATGGATTAACTATGATGTCTATGTAAAGTCGTTTAAGCCGCAGCCGACCGGGGGCTATGGTGACATTTCATACAGCCTTGAATTGTCAGAGGCACGTGTTCCGCAAATCGTTGTCAGCAATCCAAAAGCATCCACCGTGATTCCACCGCAAATCGTTGCGAATGACACAAAATTCCTGTGCGATACAACAACCGATATTACGATTACGCAGGGTGGCAAATATACTGCAATGGTCTATTGCACTGCAGGGAGGCCGAATGTGGTTCCAGGTACTGGCGGGGTGGTGGATGTCACACTCAAAAGTCGGAAGAACGATAACTGGTATTTCCAGTTCACGGCTACTGGTGCGGTCGGGAAAATGACAGGTATATATGTCAATGGCTCGGCGAAGCCCGTTTTTCACTGCTCGATAGGAGCGAAAGGATTTGGGCAGCGTGGCTCTTCGGCGGTTACATCCTCAAAAAAGACGTACACGATAACCAGCAATGACACCATCTGGTATATAGCAGTTAAAATGTATCAGGACGGGAACCAATGGACAAAGATTTATGATGCCAACAAGGCGTTGATTGAATCCGTGGCGCACAGCCACGGGAAATCGGCGTCCGAGCGTGGTCGGTATCTGTATGCCGGAACAAAGCTAATTATTCCGTAAAGGAGGGGGAAAAAGTGTATGCCAATGGTTGACAACCCGCAGTACACGCTCTTCTTGCAGAAGGGTGGGAAAACGTATCAACTGCTGAAAGCTTGCTCTGCGGTCACCCTGAGCGAAAAGACGGACACACTGGCGCAGACGCTCACCTTTACAGTGGCAAGCGTCAAGGCGGGAAATGCTTACATAGGCTCTATCATAGACCCGGGTGATATTATCCACTTAACTTGCAATGACGGCGACCGCAAGGGAGAACTGTTCAAGGGACCAATCTGGGAAGTGGAGTATAGCCAGAATGACTTATCGGTTTCCTATACGGCATATGACCCGCTGATTTACATCCAGAAAAGCAGCGACGCCCTTTTCTTCCCGTCGGGGCGCACGACACAGCAGATTTTTCAGACGCTCTGCAGCAAATGGAAAATACCTTTGCAGTATAAGTACACCGGTGGAATTAAGCACGAAAAGAAGAGTTGGACAAACAACAAGGTTGCCGATATGATGCTGGAACTGCTCAAAGATGCAAAGAAGAAGTCCAAAGTGTCTTACATGATTAAGTGGCAGGCCGGATATTTGCTTGTGGCAAACCGCGGCATAAACAAAATTGTTTACCCATTTTCTGACGGCACGAATCTGACGAAAGCGACCAGCAAGCGGTCAATGGAGAACGTTGTTACGCAGACCATCATTACCGGCAGTGCCAAAGACAGCGGGGAGATACCCATCAAAGCAACCGTAAAGGGCAAGTACCAGAATCGCTATGGCATTCTGCAAAATGTTCAGGAGCTAAAAGACAAGCAGTCGCTCGCCGATGCGAAGGCCGATGCTGCTAAGGATTTGTGGGACAACCGGCAGCCGGCACTTACCCTTACGGCTGAATCAGTCGATTATCCATTCTTGCGCAAAGGAGATTTGATTAATTTCCTGTCCGGAGCAAACGGTGGCTATAAGAAAGTCAGCGCATCTAGCGTTTCACATAATCTGCTGGAGCGCACAATGTCATTGGAGTTGGAATTATGAAGCAAGTTGATAAAATGTGCCGAACATTCCGGCAGCAGATGCACAGTACCGGGAAATTTTATAATATGAGTCAAGTGGCACTTGGCACAATCATCGCGGGGAAGTCGTTACAAATTGACGGCTTCCCCTTTGCCGTGCCAGCTGGTAGTTATTATGTATGCCGCACGCTATGCCAGCCTGCGAGCCAGTGGACTGAAGTGCTTCCGGTGGATAATTCCGGTTGGGTGAAACTGCCGGATAAAATGAAGCCACTGGCGGTTGGTGACCGGGTACTGGTTGCCATGACTTCTAATGGTGTCGGGAACCCGGCGGAGTACATTGTTGTTGATGTTGTCGAAGAATCCTAAGGGGATGGTGATTTATGGACGGTTTGATGCCGGATTCTGTGTTTGAAAATGTTGATGAAAGCGACACCGAAGGCACCTTAGACGAAAGCTTCACAGGATACTTACCGAGCGCATACTTTTCTGGAAGCGACTTTCAGAGGGATGGCACCCATCAGATTGTCGAGGCATCAGGTGTAGATGCATGGCAGCAGTGGTGCGAAAAATGTTTGCTAACGCAAAAAGGAGCGAGTCCTTATTATCCGCAGAACTTTGGCCTGGACCTGCAGGCGGCTTTTGGTACACACGACAAAAGTCTGACAGAGAATATCTTGTCCCGCGAAATCAAGGATTCCCTTGAAGCAGATCCCTACCATCGGTTAAGTAGCATTACGAGTATGACGTTCGCATGGATGAGCGAAAATACGTTGCAGGTTTCTTTACAGCTTACCGGTATTGAGGGCAGTTCTATTTCGGTATCAGCAACTTTAGGAGGTGTAACAAATGCCTGAATTTTCTCCTCCATCTTTTTTGACAGAAGGGAAAGAAGATATTTTGCAGCGTATGCGGGAGGCGTTGCCGGCAGATATTGATGCTTCTGCGGGTGGGTTTGCTTATGACTATATGTCGCCAACGGCAAACGAAGAAGCCCGATTCCTGCAATTTGCCCTTGTCAACGCAGTGCAGATGATTTTTCCGCAGTATGCATCCGACCAGTGGCTTGACCTGCATGCAGAGAACAGGGGAATAACCCGGAAAGCTGCGCAGCCGTCCGTCGGCCATGTCACAGTAATAGGAAAGACCGGAACGGTGGTTTCCGCTGGCACGGTGTTTTCAACGACCAGTGTAGGGGATACGCAGTCGGTCGATTTTGCGGTTACAGCTGATACAGTAATTCCGGATAGCGGCAGTGTGCTGTGCACAGTGAAATGTACGCAGGCCGGGCTTATCGGGAATGTCGCTGCCGGAACGATTGTCTTGAAAGACAGCAAGGCAAGCAATGTTACATCCGTCAACAATGATGCTGAATTAACCGGCGGTACAGAAATTGAGGATGATGAAAGCCTGCGGGCACGCATTCTGTACATAGACCAAACACAGGGTGCATCCTATGTTGGCAGCATATCCGACTATAAACGCTGGGCATTAGCCGTGCCGGGCACAGGCTCCGCAATCATCATTCCCGCGAGTGACGATACCGGACTTGTGAAAATAGTTCTGACGGACAGCAATGGTGCTCCCGCAAGCACGGAGTTATGCACAACGGTATACAACTACATCATGCACCCTGAATCACCGGAGCTGCGGCTTGCGCCGGTAAATGCCAACCTTTCCGTTGTGGCACCAGAAAAGATTGAAATCACAATTTCTGCAACCGTGGAATTGGACGGTGCAGCTATGGATAAGGTCAAGGAACAATTTTCGCAGTCGTTGCTTGCGTATTTTGCGAATGTGCCGAATGAAAAGGAGATTCGTTATACGCGCATAGCGTCAATGTTGTCTGATACGCAGGGGGTACATGATTACAAAGACCTGCAGGTCAATGGTGGCACTAAGAATATACCGGTTGGAGAAATGGCAACTCCGGTAATTGGCACAATCACTTTGAGTGGAGGGGATGTGTAAATGTGGACGGAAAAGATGGACGAAATCCTTACAAGTCCGGCTGCCCGCCGAATCGTGCCGCAGTTGTCACCAATTTACGGTAACGCTTATGTAGCCCTATGGCTGTTTAATGCGGTTGGTACAGAGATTGACGCAATGGAGCAGCGCTCAGATGAATTAGCGCTGCAGGTGCTGCCGCAAACTGCCACGTGGTCTATGCCGTATTGGGAACAAGAGTATGGAATTGTACCAGATGAAACAATGCCAATTGACCAGCGGCGGCAACGACTAATTAGCAAAATGCAGCTGCGGCTGTCCGCCACTCCTTACCGTATAGCAAATCTCGCGTATGCTATTTCCGGGGCGAAAGCACGAGTTAGTGAACGTACGTCAAAAAATACATTTACAGTGTTTATTTCATCAATGCCAGACAAATCCGTAACACAGGATGTCAAAAGTGCGATAGAAAAAATAAAACCCGCTCACCTACTTTTAGATATTCAATATGAGCAGGGGACAGCAGCTGAATTCTATGTTGGCGGTATTGTATCAATGGCAAAACATATCACAATAAGGCAGGTGTAATAATGGCATTTGAACGGTTTTATTTAACAGATGCAGGTACTGAATTGCTGGCAAAAGCACAGGTAGGTGGGAGTCTT